ACCATTTTATTGGTGAAGATATTATTTTCTTCCGCCGTATGAAGAAGGCTGGCATTCCGCTTCACGCACACACTGGTGCCCTAGTCAAACACATCAAGAGATTCTCACTTGACTATGACTACTACGCATTGTACTGGGCTAACCAACATTTAAAAGATAAACTTAAAGAAGAACAACAAGGCTAGGAGAATAAGTGGCTGGTCGTGATATTACCGAAGGTCGTTCTAGTAGAGCGATTGCGGTTGACGTAGGTGTTGTTTCAGATACATCTATCTGGCAGAACACTGATATTGCTTATGACGTAGCGATTGGTGGTATGCCATTCATCTATGCTATTTCTGATGCACGCCCTTATATCCGCCAAACAGCGCCGTATCGTAAGGAACAGTTTGATAATCAGACTGAACCTGGTGAACAATCACTAACTGGGTGGTGGTTGAGAAGCCAGTCTTCGTTTCACGACGGGACTGGCATTACTTTTTATGACCCTGCTTTAATCCCAGGAGAGGGTACATTCCAATACGCAGACAGCAAGGGTGTAGATGTCTGGACTAAAGGTGAGGTAACACTACTTAACTCTAGTACAGAAGGACACAATATCACTGGACCTATAGCATCTAACGCTCGTTCTAATCAATTTATTCGTTCTATTAAGTGGGGCAGCACGGAAGGTATTTTGCTGCACGATGAGTTTGACGTAGATAAGATTGATACTGCTGGAACTGTTACACATTTTATTGACTACAATACTGGTACTGACGATAAAGTTTATGCTATCTGTGATGATGGTACTACTGCATACTGGGTAACTAATGATACTGGTCCATCAGGTAAGTTAGAAGTAAACAAGAAAGCACTGACTGGCACATCTACTACATCTCCGACAGTTATGTTTACGGCTAATGGTATTACTGTAACCAATGCAGTGATGGAGTTTATTAAAGAACGTATCATTATGTGTGCCAACAATGGTGTCTATGAATTTACATCAGCAGCATCATCACTACCTACAGCAGTCTATACACATCCTTCTACTAGCCACGTATATACCAGCATCACAGCCTCAGGTCCTGCAATCTATATAGCAGGCTATAATGGTATTCAGTCAACCATTCAGAAGTTTACACTCACTACAGCGGGGGCTATGCCCACGCTATCTTCAGCAGTAGTAGCAGCAGAACTACCAGTTGGTGAAATTGTCCACGACATTTACTACTACCTAGGCTATATGGCTATTGGCACTAGCAAAGGTATTCGTATTGCCACAGTCAATGACCAAGACGGTTCATTAACATATGGTCCACTAATGGTAGAAACTACTCAACCTTGCTATGACTTTGCTGCTCGTGAGAATTTTATCTGGTGTGCTACTGGCGTTGATGGTAACCCTGGAGTAATCCGTATTGACCTATCTAATGAACTATCACCGCTACGTTTTGCCTATGCTAACGACCTATATTACACAGGAGTAACTGGTCATCAGACTACCTCTTGTGGTTTTTTGGGTACAACTGACCGACTTGCATACTGCACTACCTATGCATCCTCTGTTGATGGCTATGTCTATTCACAATCTTCTGGTGCTTTAATGACTAGCGGCTATGTAACTACAGGTTATATCCGCTATAACACACTAGAGCCTAAAAACTTTAAGCGCTTGCTTGGACGTGGTGACTTTACCTATGGCTCTATGACGTTAGAAACCGTAGATGAAGACGGTATTGAGTACGATGTTGTTAGTTATGATGTATCAGTACCACCAGTAGAAGTAACTACTAGCCAGCCATCAGGCTCCAGAGAATATCTAGCCTACAAATTCATTCTATACAGAGACGGCACAGATAACACTAAAGGTCCTATCTTCAAGGGCTACCAATCAAAGGCAACAATTGCTACACCGCGTCAGCGGGTAATTAAGTTTCCTGTCTTTTGCTACGACGTTGAGACAGATAAGTACAATGTAATGCTGGGCTATGAAGGACGTGCTATTAGCCGTATTCAAACCTTAGAAAACATTGAACAAAATGGTGACGTCGTAACCTGGCAGGATTTGCAGACAGGCGAAAGCCGTCAGATTGTTATAGAACAAATCACATTCACACGCCAGACTCCACCAGACAGAGGCTTCTCTGGTTATGGTGGAATCATTGACATACTTATAAGGACCGTATAATGACACCTGCTGATTGGGCTGGACTAGCCGTATCCGTAACTACTCTTGCTGGAGCACTGGCAATGGGAGTTAAGCATCTAACTAAACATTACTTGTCGGAACTCAAGCCCAACGGCGGCTCATCACTGAAAGATAAAGTTAATTCTTTAGAAGACAAAGTAGATTTACTTACTGATTTAGTCAAGGAAGCACTGAGGAAATGAATGAAACCTGTAACCAAGAAAGCCACGCCTGCTGCTATTGCTGTTCTCCGTCAGGCGACGGCATTATTTCCGAAGCGCAAGAAACTGTCCGACGGGTTATTGCCGTCGTTAGCGCATCAACGCTTGAGCCCGAATTCGGACCACAATACTGGGCTAGCAGTAGACCTGACCCACGACCCTAAGGGCGGGGTGGACTGTGCAATTATTTTTGAGAAACTTAAAGAAGATATTAGGGTTAACTATCTTATTTTTAATGGCAAGATTTGGTCCCGTATCAGACGCAAAGAGGGTAACCGAAAGTACTCTGGTAGTAATCCTCACAATAAACATCTTCATATCTCTATTGATAGGGCTTACGCTAATGACACTAGCCCTTGGTTCTGGTGGTTAAACCAACCTAAGATTGTGAATCAGGTAAAGGCTAAGTTAAAGCCGCTACCTAAAAAGAAGGTCGCAGAAGGTGCTACAGTGGTACCTACGTGCACCTGCTGTAAGGTTCACAATAACAAACGAAAGGCAATCTAAATGGAAACACTAAAGCAAGTATCCCTCACTTGGTTCCGTGCCGCAGCAGCCGCTGCTATCGCACTTTACCTTGCTGGTGAGACTGACCTGAAGGTGTTAGGCACTGCAGCATTGGCTGGCTTCCTTGGACCAGTCCTAAAGTGGCTTGACCCATCTGCGCCAGAGTTTGGGCGTAAGAAAAAGTAGCCCTTTAAACGCCGTATAAGGCGATTACAGACACGAATAGACCCCTCTACCTAGTCCGATATAGGTAGGGGGGTCTTTCTTGTTTTCTGCCAGTCTTCCCCTAACTGGTAGAAATCTACTCGTTGATAACTAGGTTATGCCAATACTGTGGGTAGTCAGATGCATTGACAAAGACTACTAGGTCCCGCTCTTTGGTATCCCAACGGGTGTGGAAGGTAGGTTCTATATGCCCTAACTCTCTGGCTGGGATGACGCAAATACCGTCTGAGTATCTAAAGCAGATACGGTGGTAGGAGTAATCTGAATCTGTATATGGTGGTGCTATGAGTATCTGTTGTAGTTTGTTGAATGGGAAGATGGCTGCCCGACTGCTATCGGTCTTAAGCCATTTGATTTCTAAATCTCCTATGTAGTTCTCTCTGCCATTGCCGTGTAGCAAAGTAATGTGAAAGTCTGTAAAGAAAAAGCGGGGAGTTGGATACAACTTCCAGCCCTGAAAGTATTCTGTTAGGGCTTTGGCTGCTATCTGTTCCCGTTTGCCATCACCTGCTACTTGTCGTATGGGTTCAAGCGCCACGTTTATGTAACTCCCATTCTGGTAGTAAAGGTTTGGCTATGATGCGTAGTTGTCTGCGTAGTTCTTTACGTCTACGGTCTGTAGTACCTGCCCAATATCCGATGACATTATATTCAAGTGCATAGTCTAGGCATTCACTTCTGGCTGGACAGCCACGGCAAATCCTAAAAAGAGTTGGCTCATCTTTGTACTCGCCTGAGTCTGCAGTAAACCATAGTTCAGTATCTGTACCTTCGCAGGCTGGTCTATTCTTAAATCTAGGTAACACATTAGCCTCCTGTTTTGTAGAACCCTGTGCCCTTGAAGTGCACGGGTGTTGCTGAAAACTTCTTATCCATCTGGATATTACAGTCACCACAATTGATTATATGGTCTGAGTCTATTGTAAAGTATTGCTCTACTACAACATTACATATTGGACAACTAAACTCATACGTCGGCACAACCATCTTCCTCTCCATCTGGTGTAGGTAGTGTGACCATACTGCCACAACTAGCACACTCTGCATCTGTAAAATAAAAAGCAATCTCTCCATCAACAAATCCACCAAGCATTACAAACAAATCACAACCACAAGCACATACCTCTGTAGGTTCACCGCGTAAATCCATTGACTTGCTATAATCTGCTAGATGTAGCAAGTCCCTGATGTCCTTACTCGGTTCCATCATCTTCTTCTATGGGTGCAGTTGGTGTATCTTCATCTGTGAAGGGGCGCCATCCGCCTAGGTTTCTAATGAGTGAGTTGATAGCCCGTTGTACTTTCATTCTAGCACCATCTGGTGATGTCTTTAAGTCCTTTGCTATCAGACTCCACTCGTTATTGTCTGTGCTAAATCTAATCCTGAGTACATTCTGCTTAGCCTCTGTTAATTTATAGAAGGCTGTTGCTATATCTGAACGTAGTACTAGCCAGTTATTACCGTCATTGCTGCCCTCTGACTTGGCTACCTTGAAGTTGAGGTCTTTAATTTTGGCTGGCATTTCATATGATTCAGATATGATGCTAGGCAGGAAGGCTTCTATAACTGAGTTGTCGTAGTAGTACAAGTCAAGCAACTCGTAACCTACCGTCTTTGCTTTTTCCCGCTCGCAATATTTTATGGCTGCATTACGTAGGGATTTGGCTATAAGTTTTTCTCTGTCTTTAATATCTAGTGCTTCCCACTCGGACATCTTGTTGGGGTGGGTAATAAACCAAAGCCATAGAACTTGCTGTATATCAGCCACTTCAACCATAGGATATTTCCTATGATATTCGGTGGCTAACGACTCTACGAGATAGTCGTATTCAGTTATGAATTCCCCGCCGTGACTCATCAACGCCTTCCCATTGACCTCTTTGTACCAATAGTCCTATTATGGCATAGTTTGCTAGGTCTAGCAGAGTGTCCTCAATAGATTCATAATTGGGCGTGTCGTTCTTTTTATAATATAAATTCTGTAGCCGTGTCATTTTGTCGTGCATCCTGACTATTAGCCCATTCATAGCACCGCCTGGTGCCTTGGCTATATTGTATGGTCCGTAGTCAGCGTGCTTCTTGACCATAATTATCTTAAGTTCTGACAGGATTTCATCAAAGTTATTAACGTCCTTCATCAAGTACCTTCTTTACTTCTCTGTCAAACTCTAACATTGATTCTATAACTGTGACTTCTTCTATTACCTCATCGCCGTCACCTTGTGCTGCTGCCACTAACACGTTGGCTAGGACCGTAAGTAGAAACATACCTGCATCTGCATTTTGTTTAGTTGTCTCATAAACATCTCTGAGTGCAGCCAGTAAATCAAGACCTTTCTTCTCTGATAAAGGTAGCCCTAAGATTCTAGGGTTCTCTTTAATGTAATCCCACACTGCTTGGTCAGCGTTCATTGATGCATTTTCTGATTCGTTCATCTAACCACCCCGCTCCTTCTTGTAAGACAATGCTATTAACATCGTGCCCTTCGGGCATCTGGACTATGTTTACATTTCCTAACTCACGACTAATCTTCTTACCGAACTCTAGCCCTGGGCTATCACCATCTGCTAGTACTATCACTGTATCAAAGTCGTCAAGTATTTTGCTGTAGTACGGCTTCCAATTGTTAGCGCCTGGAACACCCACTGCTGGATGACTGGTCTTGACTACTGTAGTAATACAGTCAATCTCACCTTCGGTCACACATATGTAGCCGTCTGCTGTTAGTACTGACTGAGCATTGAACATAGTTGTCTTTGCCCCTGGCAAGCCAATGTACTTAGGGTCTTCGCCGTGGATACTACGAAAGCGTATGTCTACTACACCTGATGGTGTGATATAGGGAATTGCTAACTTACCCTTGTAGCCTTCGTGACCTGGCAATGGATTGTCCACTACCCCTAAATGAAACATCTTTGCTTCTTCTACCGACAGACCCCGTGTTCTTAGATAGTCTGCTGCTTGATGTATGTGCTGGGCGTATTCTGTCGCTGCCTGTAGGAGAAATTGTCTCTGCGTATTTGACAGCCTCACGATAGTTGCCTCCTTCTCTGTGCATAATTAAATCATAGACATCTCCACCGACACCACATCCGTGGCACTTGAATCTGCCTTCATCAAAGTTAATACCTGCTGATGCGTGTTTATCTGTATGGAATGGACAGCGCATCTTTCGCCAACCACTGCCCACCTGTGGCAGGTTGGCGCCTATATGTTCTAGATAGGCTGCAATGCTATGTTTGTCCATCAACTTTCTTTAGGAGAGCAAGCCAGACTTTGGCTGGCATAGTTGCATACCACTCTCCGACGTCTCCTTTACCTTTACGTTTGTGTAATACGGTACCTGTCCAAGCACCGTCGTTCTTCATCTCTATTTCTAATTCTGCTGTCCAACCCGCAAGGTCTAACTTAGCGTGGTTCTTAATCTCAATGGTAACTCCTGGCAAACCGCTGATGTCGCCTTTGTCTAAGGTTGCTCCTGCTAATCTGCGGTCTGCATACGGATAACCATTTGCTTTTAACCACTCTACTACAGCACGTTCTGCTGCACTACCTTTGCGTTTGGCTGCGCTGCTCACTCTAAAATATTTTCAACAATCTTTATGATAAGTTTATTTGTTTCTTCATACAGAGTATCGTTGTTGTATAACTCATCAACAATAATATTCCATTCACCTTCTGAGATAGGTTTGTTAAACCAGTTCTCTATATCTTCTTTGCTATAACTTATTTCCCATACTTTAATTTCCATACATAGTCTCCTGTGCATACTTGATTTGAACATCATCTAAATACATACTGTCAGGGTTGAAGGCTAGGCTGACATAGTTATTACCTGTCTGGTCTGCTCGCCCGTATCTGTTTTTGACTGGGGCTACGCAGAGATAGGTCTCATCACCTTGTTTCATCTGACCGATAGTAAGAACCATTGCTGGTATCTGATTGACCAGACCCTGAATGGCGCTACGTGGCTGGCAAGGATAGCCCTCAAAGCCTTCTTTAGTATGGTGTAGAACTAGCACGGCTGAGTTAGTATCTCTTGCAAGATACTTTAACTCCTTCATTGCTGCACGCATACCTTGGAATTCTTCGTGTCCATCCATTGCAATATCCATAAGGTTATCTACCACGATAAGTACTGGACTCTTACCCCATACAGTTTCAAATGCACTGACCTCATCATCTAAATCTTTTAGAGTGGGAGTGGATTCAAAGGACCAGAACAAGTGATTGTTCAGGGTGAGTATTTCTTCTGCTTGCTGTGGCTCACGCTTGAGCATTTGTTCTGCTGCTGTCTGTGTCATACGACCTGACATAGCAACAAGACGCATTGCCATAGTGTGAGCATTGGTATCTGCGCTGAAGTACAGCGTAGGTACCTTTGCTTTGGCTGCAATAGCCAGCGCAACTGATGACTTACCTGCACCTGGAGTGCCAGCAATCATCGTTATCTCTGCACGGCGCAGGATAATTCCTGCCCGCTCAAATGCCGCAAAGGCGGGCGGTAATGGTTCTCCGCCCACCTCTGCTTTGCTAATGCTGCGCTTGAGTGTACGCATTACTTCACTTGTTCAGCGACGAATGTATTCCACTCTGGTGAACCTGCACGAACATAGACGTTCTTGCACTTGTCAAATGCACCCTTTGGTGCTGGGCAGAAGTAACCACGGTAGGTCTTACCGTCTTTACCTGTGCCTTGAATGGCAGTCATCTTGCCGTGAGGACAATTCTTACCGCCCAATGATGGTGCAACTGGTGCTGCTGACCAGCCACCGTCTGATGGTGTGTTGTCAATGATTGATGCGCCGAGTGCTGCTGCTACTTGCGCTGGTGCCATTGGTGTTGTTGAACCTTTGGCTGCTGCTTCAAGTTCTGTTACTGCTGACTTGATTGCATCTAGTGCTGTTGCTACCAACTGGTCTAGTTCATCGCCGTGCTCTGCACGAACTGTTACTAGTGAACCTGCTGGAGTTTTTACTGTGATACTGATTGGTGCTTCAGTGCTAGCCACTGATTGTCTCCTGTTCTTCAAATGGAGTAGCAAGACCTTTCTTGTCTCGCCACTGTCTGACCTTCATTGCAAATTGTACACCCTTCCAACCTTCAGCAATGTCTATCCAAACTAATTTGCATAGCCCTGTCCCTGCTGGCAGATGAATGATGATGGCTTTGTCTTTGTTGACATCGCCCCAACTACCACGGCGACCCGTAGCAATCTCATACGGGGAGCCGTGTGCATAGATTGCTAACTGAATAGCAATGTTATTAGGATGGTCAATGCGACCTGTCTTTATATCTGCAATGAATCTTTCACCTTTATATTCAACAACTCTGTCTGGTGTACCAGCAATCTTGAACTTGTCTAGTACGCAGAACTGTTCTATAAAGATTTTATTTAGTTGTTTAGTTGCTTGTTCATAGGCTCGTATATCTCCAGCCCATTCTTCTGGGATAGGTCCAAGTTCCTGTCCCAAATCTAGTTTCTCTGCGAATGCGTGTAGTGCTGTGCCAATAGTTGCTGCACGGCTAGCACCTGCTACTTCCATAGCATCTTCTATGTATCTGTTGATTGCCATCTTATCTTCTTGTGCAGCACTAATGGCTAATAATAAATCACTGCGTACTGTTAAACCTATTGCTGCCATACGCATCTTCCAGGCAGTTAGTGCTGCTGGGTCATCAAGACTGTTAGCAATTGTAGTAGCCCGTGTATAGGCGACTTGTTTGCCGCCATCTTTGGGCTTGATTAACGGGCGACCATATCGGTCACGCTCTACTTCTTGTCTCATAAATTCCTTGTCTCCTTGTAAAAGAAATGGGCTGAGAAAGGAGACTAATCAAACCCCAGCCCATTTCAGTAGGCAGAGTGTATCAGATAGAAGCGGTATCTGATTGCTCTGATGTGGCGTGGCATTGGCAAGCACACCGTCTCCTGAGTCCACGGATACCGATGACAGTAATACCCGTGCACTCGTTGTGCTTGCCTACCATACATTTACCAGATGGCAGTGCTTCCACATACGTGTGGTCTGCAATCTTTGGCATTAGTTTATATGACCCTCTGTCAGTAAACCACCAAGCAAATCTTGGATGTTTTCTAACTGCTTAACAGTTACTTCATCTTCACGATTAGTGATGTCTTGTATTGCATATATCAATGCTTCTTGCATTTCATATATGTCTTTAATTCCGTAGCCTAACATTACTGCTGGCTCGCATCAGTGACTTCAACATCCCATTCATCAAGGCTGCCTTCGTCTGTGAACTGTAACTCTAGGCTGTTGGATACAATGTCACGGGCATCTTCTTCTGAGTCTGCTTCTACATCTACAACTGAGAATGAGATAGTGCCATTGACTGTGAACAAAGCCTTGAGTTTATCTGCTCCAATAGATTCTAGTAACTCATTGACATCATCTACTGTGCAGGTAATCTCTGTATCACCTGAGTCATAGCGGTTATTGAAGAACTCATATACAGATACCCGTGTCTTATGGAAACGGCTGAGGTATTCCTGTACTTTCTTCTTGTTGTAGTCTTCAGATTCAATGACGTGTTTAATCATATCATCTGTGTATTTAACTGTGCTTCCATCTAGATTAGTGTGTAAGTATTCCACTTTAGTCTCCTGTTTCTTGTTGTTCTATTGTTAAAGTAAACGATGCTCCAACTGGCTCATCGTGTGAGTACCTAACTACGGTTAGGTTGTCACCGTCTCTGGTGGCAACCAACCGAAAGTCACTATTAATATATAGTGGTTGTAGACCGTCATCTATGCTGGCATATGCATAGCCAGTAGCCCGTGTCCATCCCATATTTTTGCCAGAAAATTTAACCATAGCATTAGGCATATTATTATTAGTGATTGATTCAAACCAATCAGTCATCATAATATCTATATCTTCTTTGGCTATTTCCCAGCAAAGATTTCCTTGACAATCTTGTTGACAATGGCAACTGGTATTAAGTTCATATCTTTCAGACACTGAGTAACTCCAGTGCACGTAACTTGATATTATCACTGGCTCCAGACATAGTTCTGACACCGAGTGACTGTGCCTTAGTAGGCTTGCCGTGGTCTGCATACTCTATGACTGACTGCCATAGACCGAATGCTGTGCCGCGGATATTCTCCTGTGTTGGGCTGTTGGCATAAATATCCATAGCCTTGTGCCGTGCTGCCATAGCATTGGTACGTTGCTTCTTCTCACCTTGTGATAGCAGAGCAGGATGTGCTTCTTCTATCTTGCTGGGTAGTGGGAACACTGACTTGAAGAAGTTAACTGCAACTTGTCGGTCAACCTCTCGGTCTATCAGCATCTGTGCCACGTTTGTATATTCATCTACAACTGAGTAGGTAATGTTAAGAATGTTTCTAACATCATTAACATCTAGCACTGCGTTAGTTGTATGACGTAGTGTGTATGTGTACTGCTTGTTAGTAGCCCTGAATATTTTGTTAATCTGGTTCTTACACCAGAAGCGTTCAATGATTGGGCGTACTAGTACTGAGCCACTGCCATCGTGGCTAGTCTTGGCTAGCAGGAATGCTGCGTGTGGGTCACCTTTAATCTCCATCTCTAAAGGTAATTGCAATAGCATCCACACCTTTGCACCTGCATCGTACTCACCTGCTGCTGCATAACGAGCCTCACCTGAATCAATCAGGGTATCTAGCATTGAGAATACTTCGTGATTCTGAAGTGGTTTATACTTCGTGCCGACAACACCGAGTGGAATAACTTCACCCATTGGTGTGGTCTTAACAACTGCTTGCTTTTTAGGAACTGGGATATGTACTGGCTGTCCCTGTCCTGGTATTTGATATGTAGTAGTGACATCGTGCAGTGATACGGTCCAGTCAAGACCTGCTTGTCTGGCTACATCACTGGCTGATGTTGCTGTTACTGCTTTGCCTGATTTAATCCAGGCTGATTGGTTCTTTAGTGGAACCGTACTGCGTTCCGCAACTGCGGTTGTCATTTTGTCTCCTTTGTTAGTTGTTGTGTGTGTGCTGGGTGGTGCCGACTACGACACTCTTACTCGGGTATCATTGCGAACCCAGCACTTGTCAGATTACGCTGGTTAGACCTGCATCTCTCTGACATCTTGTTGTTGTCCTGTTTCTCAGGCGTATTGCAGAGAAAGAGGTAACAAGAAATCTAATACCAGCCGTGCTTGCGCCAATGCGCCCACGCTACTGATGGTTTGCCGTATCGGTGCTGGATATAAGCCAGCCCCCGTGCAATTTGTTCGGGGGCTGGCGTTCCTACTGCTAGCCCTAACAATTGTGGTATGCCATATGCTGTTGACTTTGGG